CGGGCACGAAGCAGGCCAAGCTGATCGAGATGCTCCGCGCCGACGGCGGCGCGACCATCGACGAGATCGTCGCCGAAACGGGATGGCAGCCGCACACGGTCCGCGGTGCCTTCGCCGGCGCGCTCAGGAAGAAGCTCGGGCTCGAAGTCACCTCTGCGAAGGTCGAGGGCCGCGGCCGGGTCTACAGCCTGCCGCGCGACTGACGCCGCACGCCACGACGGACCCGATGCCGCCGTCCCGCATGGGGCGGCGGTATCTCTTCATGCCCCGCGCATGCGGATCGCTTCGAACAGTCGTCGCAGGGCGGAGGAGCGCGCGATGCTCACTACCGTGAACACCGCGCCCAGGCGATGAAGCAGGGCTTGTGTTCCAGAGATAGTGCGGCCGGTCAGTCGCCCTTGGTCCTTCGGTACGACCACGTCAGTTCCCCTGCCATCCACATCCATTGCCGGTTCAGAACCACGACCCGCTACGATCGATGCCAAGCCAAGTGTCCCGGGGGCGGACCGAGCGTTCGATCCTTGGCGCCGCTTGATCCTGAGAGGTACGAAGGCCCTCTTCGAGGCTGCTCCATGTTTCTTCGGCCCAACGGTCGGCGCCCTCGATCCACGCGGCGGTGCGGGCATAGACGCGGCAGTCGAGCGCCTCGTTGCGCTCTCGCATCTTCTGCCACTCGAGCTTCGCGAAGCCGCGCTTGTCGCGAACGGTTACAAGCTGTTCGGCGGTCAGCTGCTTCAGCCATTCGGCGTCGGCCCATCCGGGCAGGTGGACGGTGCCCGGCGCGCAGGCCGCACCGGCGGCGATGGCCTCGGGGTCGGGACGATCCTGTCGAAGGAAGCGGTAGGTCTCGGCCTTGAAGGTCGAAACGGCGACGGTCCAGAGCCGCGCGCCGCGGCGCAGGCGTTTTCCGCTCGCGGTGGCGTCGACGAAGGTCGGGCCGGAGACCGGGCTCGCGCGGTTGAAGCCGTTGACGCCCTTGACCGCGGCGACCTGCGCGAGACCGGCCCGGCGGGCCCATCCGTGGACGGCAGCGGTCTCGTAGCCGGAGTCGATCGCGATGCGCCGAAGCGGCAGGGTGCCGCCGGAGGCGTGGCGCCAGGTCCGGCCCAGCAGCGCGGTCAGGCCCTGCCAGCAGGTCTCCGAGCCGGGGCCACCCTCCAGCACGACATGATCGATCAGCCAGCTTTCCAGCCCGCGCCCCCAGGCCCAGACATCGACCTCGATGCGGTCGCGCTGCACATCGGCGCCGGCGGTCAGCAGGAGCCCACCTGCGGGCACGGTGCCGGCGGGCCAATCCTCGCGTTGTCCCTGCAGCACCTGCCAGTCCGGCGCCTCGCCGCGCTCGACCCAGGTTTCCCCGAGCGAGGTGTTGACGAAGGTCTTCATGGTCTGGTCGCCGCCCGCGCGCGCCGAGAGAAACGTCCGCGCCATCGACTCGAGCCGGACCCACGGCGAGTGGATCTCGTTGAGATGGAAGCCGGCGGTGCCGGCGAAGGGCCGCTCGGCGATCCAGCGGCCCAACCGGATTGCCGCCCAGCGGGCCTCGTCGGACCATGCCGCATCGCAGCGGGCGCAGCGATAGCGCGCCGTCTCCGGGAGATGCGTGCCGTCGGCGGCCTTGTCCCAGCGCACCTGCGGCCAGCTGAGCACCTGCTCCGTGCCGCAATCGGGGCACGGCACATGGAAGCGGCGCCGGTCGCTTTCCTCGAAGGCCGCCTCGATCCGGCTGGCCCCGCGATTGGTCGGCGTCGAGACCAGCACGATCTTGCGGTTCCAGAAGGTAACGGTGCGCTTCCTCGCCAGGCTGACGGGGTCACCCTCAGCGCCGGCGCTGAACGGATAGCGGTCGACCTCGTCGCAGAAAAGCAGCCGGATCGGCCGGCTCGCGAGCCCGGAGGGCGCGTTGGCGCCGACGATGGTCAGGTGCCCGCCGGGGAAACGCTTGTGGAGGATCTTGTTGGACCCGTCCCGCGACCTGGGGTCGGAGACCCTGCCGCTCAGGCAGGGCGTGTCGCGCGCCATGGGCGAGAACCGGTCCTTCGACCATGTCTCGGCATCGCGCTCCGTGGGCATCACCACCATGATCGGCGCGGGATCGTGGCCGATGTGGTAGCCGACGGCGTTGTTCAGCATCTCGGTCTTGCCGACCTGCGCCGAGGACATGATCACGACCGTTTCGGTCGCGGCGTCCGAGATCGCCTCCATGATGCCGCGCTGGTATTCGGCGCGCGACGTGCGCCAGTGGCCCGGCTCGGCGCTGGCCTCCGAACTCAGCCGGCGGTTCGCGTCCGCCCACTCCGCGATCGTCAGCTCAGGCGGCGGGCTGAGCGTCGCGAGCGCCCGGCGCAGCGTCTCGCTCAGAGCCGGAGTCGCGGCCCGCAGGCTCGGGGGCGTCAGGGTTGGGGGTGTCGATCTCGACATCGGTCTCGGCCAGTTCCTCGAGAATGCCGCGCAGGGCCATCCGCAACGCGGCGCGGGTGTCTCCGACGGAGCCCGCGGCGTGCAGCTGCGGAGCGAGCCCGTCGGGCAGAGCCAGCAGGCGCGTGCGCAGCAGCGCGAGCACGGCCGTCCAGGCTGCCTCGACGTCCGCCGCCTCGAGCAGGCGGCCGCGCCGTGCCTCAGCGTCGAGCTCGGCCAGATCGGCCCGGGCGCGGATGAAGCGCGCGCGCTCTGCGGCGTAGTCCGGCGCTCCGCCCCGGGCCTTCTCGGCCTGATCCCGGAGATACCGCACATAGCCCTGCACCGAGCCGACCAGATCGTATTGCCCGCGAGTTTCCTTCGGGATCACGCCTTCGCGGGCGAGCTGCTGGACGCGCCGCTCCGACAGATCGAGCAGCTTCGCGATCACGCCGATCGGCTGGGGCGCCGCCGACATTCTCAGCGCCCGTCGGCAGGGTTGTCTCGCATCCGCAGCCGCTCGAACAGCCGCCGCAGCAGGTAGCCACGCGCGAGAGAGACGCCGACGAAGGCGAGGCCGATCGCCAGATGCTCCGATGCTGTCGCCGCAATCCCGAACCACGGAAACACGACGACCTGGGTCGCGACGGCCAGCACATAGCCGACCGCGACATTCGTCACGGCCTCCACGAACGACATGCGGCGCGACTGCGTCATGCCGCAGCCCGCCCCGCCGCGATCTCGTCGAAGCCCCGGCGGTCTCCCTCCAAGGTCGCCGCCTTGCCCGTGAAACGCTGCCAGCGCGTCACGGCGACATCGACGTAAGCCGGATCGAGCTCGAGCCCGAGACAGATCCGGCCCGTCGTCTCGGCTGCGATCAGCGTCGTCCCCGACCCCATGAAGGGCTCGTAGACGGCATCCCCGATCTTCGAATTGTTGAGGATCGGCCGCCGCATGCACTCCACCGGCTTCTGAGTTCCATGCACTGTCTCGGCATCCTGATCGCGGCTCGCGATTTGCCACAGCGTCGTCTGCTTGCGGTCGCCCGACCAGTGACCGTTGCCGCGCACCGCGTACCAGCAGGGCTCGTGCTGCCAGTGGTAGTGCCCGCGGCTCAGCACGAGCCGGTCCTTCGCCCAGACGATCTGCGCGCGGATGTCGAAGCCTTCCGCGACGAGGCTCTCGGCCACGGTACTCGCATGCAGCGCGCCGTGCCAGACATAGGCCACGTCGCCAGGAAACAGCCCCCAGGCCGCGCGCCAGTCGGCCCGGTCGTCGTTCGCCACCTTGCCCGTGCGCTGGGTCTTCGACGCGCCAACTGCATTGCGCCACGCCGGATCGTAGGCGACGCCGTAGGGCGGGTCCGTGACCATCAGGTGAGGCGTCGCGCCACCGAGCAGCCGCCTCACATCGGCCGCCGCCGTGCTGTCGCCGCAGAGCAACCGGTGACCTCCGAGCCGCCAAAGGTCGCCCGGCCGGCTAACCGGGTCCGCCGGCGGCTCCGGCACCTCGTCCTCTCCCTCCCGCGGGCCGATCCCGTCCGCCGCGAGCGCCGCCAGCAGACCCCCGATCTCCTCCTCGCTGAAGCCGGTCAGATCGAGATCGAATGCGGCGTCTGCGAGGTCGCCGAGTTCCAGCGCCAAAAGCTCTTCGTCCCATTCGGCAGTCTCGCCCGACCGATTGTCCATCAGGCGGTATGCTTTCGCCTGCGCATCGGTCAGGCCTTTTGCAACATGCACTGGCGCGGTTTCCAGACCCAGCTGCCGCGCCGCCTCCAGCCGAGTGTGCCCTGCCAGTACGACCATGTTCCCATCCACGACGATCGGCTGGCGGAAGCCGAACTCGCGGATCGACGCCGCCACCGCCGCAACTGCCGAAGCGTTCTTCCGCGGATTGCGCGCATAGGGCACGATCTTCTCCAGCGGCAATTCGATCACGTCCATATGCACTCTCCAACTCCGTGCAAGGCGAGCCGACCTTGTCAAGGAAGCGAAACATGGAACGCCGCCCGTTTCGCTCCCCGCTGCAGCATCGGCATTTCC